CCGCACGAGACCAAGTTTTTAAAGAGCATCGAGATATTTGTTTATGTGCATCTCGTTTTGATGGGTGTATGATATAGCTGAAGTTTTATTATGTAAATAGCCAAAGTTGTATTTTTTATTAAAAATATATAGCTATTTGTTTAAGTGGTTGTTTTTGTTGACGATAAATCCAGCAAAAATTTGTTCGTTTGCTTATTTTTTAATCAATGACAAGATGAAAGATGTGTTTTTTGGTGTGTGAATTGTGTTTTTTGTGCTTGTTTTGTG